CCGCAGACAAGATCATGCACAACGCCGCCTACGATCTCGGATGGCTCAGAGCCTGCGGGTTTGAGGTAAACGGCACGATCTACGACACCATGCTGGCAGCGCCCCTGCTGGACGAGAACCGCTTTGCCTACAGCCTCAACTCCTTAGGCTTTGACTACCTCAAGGAAATTAAATCTGAGCAGGGCCTGAAGGAAGCCGCTAGGGACTTTGGTGTGCACGCCAAGAAGGAGCTTTGGAAGCTCCCCGCCATGTACGTCGGTGAATACGCCGAGCAGGACGCGGCTCTGACCTTAAAGCTGTGGCATCACTTTCAAGTGCTGCTGCGCAAAGAGGAGGTCGAGTCCATTTTTAAGCTGGAGACTGAAGTGCTGCCAGTGCTGGTCGACCTCACATTGAATGGCGTGCGCTTTGACCGCGTCAAGTGTGAGCAGAAAATGGGTGAGATGCGCCGCAAGGAAGTGGAGATTTTGAAGTATTTAAAAAGCCAAGCAGGCATGCAGGTGGACATCTGGGCCGCGCAATCCATTGCCTCTGCATTTGACCGCTTGGGCATTCAGTACCCCAAGACCGCCGCTGGCGCTCCGAGTTTTACCAAGAGCTTTTTGGACAGCCACGAGCACCCCATGGCCAAGATGATCTTGGAGGCGCGAGAGCTGAACAAGACCCACGGCACGTTTTTGGAGCCCTACCTCAGGCACAGCGCCAAGGACGGGCGCATCCACACGCACTTTAACCAGATGCGCAACGAGGATGGTGGGACCGTCACAGGCCGCCTGTCTGCGTCCAACCCCAACCTCCAACAAGTGCCCGCGCGCCACGAAATCATCGGCCCCATGGTGCGAGGCTTGTTTCTGCCAGAAGAGGGCGACCTGTGGGCCGCCAACGACTTCAGCTCGCAAGAACCACGGATCTTGGTGCATTACGCCGCGCTCTTGGGCCTGCCGGGCGCAGAGAAGATGGCCGACGCCTACCGCAACAACCCGGACACGGACTTTCACCAAATGGTCGCGGACATGGCAGGCATCAAACGCAAAGAGGCAAAAACGATCGGCCTGGGGTTGATGTACGGCATGGGCAAGGCCAAGCTGGCCCACAGCTTGGATCTGCCCATGGACGAGGCCAGCGAGTTGATCGCCACCTTTCACAGCAAGGTTCCATTCCTCAAGGGCACTGTGGACGCGGTGATGAAGCGCATTGAGCACCCATCCTCGGGCGGCGCTATTCGCACGCTCTTGGGTCGCAAGGGGCGCTTCCCGCTTTGGGAGCCCATCGAGTGGGGCGTGAACAAGGCGCTGCCTTACGAGCAGGCGGTCATTGCCTACGGCGCACGAGTCAAGCGTGCAGGCGCGTACAAGGGCCTAAACAAGCTGATCCAGGGCTCTGCTGCTGATCAGACCAAGGCGGGCATGGTAGCGCTGCACAAGGCCGGTTTTAAGCTCCTGCTGCAGGTGCACGACGAGATTGCGCTGTCTGTCAAGACTGTGGAAGAGGCCCGCGCTGCGGCTGACATCATGGTTAATGCCGTGCGCTTGGAGGTACCGTCCCGCGTGGATGTGGAGACTGGACCGAGCTGGGGACAAGCGGCATAATCGGCTTGGGGCGCTTTGCAGTTGCCCCTTGAGTCTCCTTGTAGTCTTGAGCCGGGGCTTGTTCCCGGCTCCTTTTTTCGATACACTGTTAATTCCACAAGAAAGAAGAACTGTATGGGTCGACCATTAAAAGAACGCACTGAAGTAGTTCCGGCATACCCGGAGCCATACATACGTCAGTCCTCTAAGGTCGCGGCACGCAAACGAGGTCGGCCGCGCAAGCTAGGACGTCCCAGAAAAAACAAGGAGGCTACTCGTGCGTCTCCCTCCAAACGCGCTGGGGTGCGGTGGCGCAGTGTCTCCGTTACCGAAGATACGTACTTCATGCTCCAGGAGGTTTCTGCCTTTTACAACGTGGCCTTGGGCGTGTACCTGTACAGCCTAATCCTCCCCGCCTTTGATCACGCCTACCAAGAGTCATTGACCCTTGAGCGCATTGCCAAGACCCGAGAGAAAGAAAAAAATGAAACACCAAACACAGATGATGTTCCCCGTCGAACTCACTTTTGAAGTGCTCCCTGCAATGATGGTGGAAGACGTTGAGCTGCCTGCCCAACTTGACATCACCAAGATCTTTCTCACGATCATCGGCCCCAGTGGCAAGTCCCGCCAGGTCGACGTCACCAAGAGCTTTGAGGAGGACCAAATCATGCTGCTTGAAGATGAGATCAGCGAGACCTACCCTCATGAAGATACTGCGCTGTGAACGCAACGACGAGGCAGTGGCGTGGGCCAAAAAAGTCATCGGTATTGAAGGGCTGACGGGAACCGTTACCTCCGTCAGCTTGGTCGACGAGAACGATGAGTTCTTGGCCGTCACCGTGTTCTCCGCCTACACCGGCACAAACATCGACATGCACATCGCTGCCAAGCGCAGCAACGCATGGGCCTCACGACGATTTTTTCACGCCTCCTTTGAGCTGCCCTTCTTGGTGCTGGAAGTGCCACGCGTCACGGGCCTGATACGCGGGGGAAACCTCACGGCCCAAGGCTTTGTCTCCCGCTTGGGGTTTCAATACGAAGGGCGCATGCGCAAGGCCTTCCCCGATGGCGAGGACTTGGTTCTGTATGGGCTACTGCGTGAGGACTACTTATCGCATCCATGGAGTGAAAATGAAACTGATCGAAGAGCTAGAACAGATGTACACGGCGAGACCGTGCCCCGCGCTAGAAGCAGCGATACGAGCACTCAAGGGCCAGCGTTATTGGCGTGAGGCGTGGTTGATAGCGGAAAATAAAGTTGACCTGTTGACAAGTGAGGTGAGTATGCTACTATTACAGAACCAACACAGAAAGAAGAAAGAGACCAATGACTGATACTTTAAATTTTCAGGGGCTTGAGGGGAAGACGCTGTGCAACAAAGAGCCGAGGAACTTGACCCACGAACCTCTCCCAAGGGGCTCGTTATGAACAACGGCAAAGCACGTTACTACAACACCGGCAAGGTGTTGATCGGCTGCGCCTTCCAAGCCCGCATGCCTGCGATGTCCAAAGACAGTGAGCTTATCCAAGCTGCGCTGCTAAACAAGGGCACCCCCCTGCGCTGGGGCCTGTCGCGCCACGTTACTTTGGCGCTGCTTTTGCTCGGGGTCTTTTTGATCTTGTCCGATGAAAAAACGCTCTAAATACCGCCCAAGAGCTGTCATGAAAAATCCCCTAGAATTTGTTTTGTCAGGGCTTCTGCCTCTCAAATACCTGCCGGGCGTTTACGTCGATGTGCAGATAAAGAACCGGTCCGCCTTAGATCAGCTCAGAACGGGGAAAGCCTCCTTGGGCGACATTGAAATGCTCATCCTCGCGTTCAATTTGACGGAGGCGTTGGCGCTGAGGGGTAAGGGCCATGACTGGTTGGAAGAGATCAACCAAGGCCAAGCGGCGTTGCTGGCGCTTTCTCGACGAGGCAGCGTTAACAAGATGCAGTTCACCATGACCGCAGCGCAGTGGGTAGCACTGAAGCTGGTAATGGAGTTGCATGAGGAGCAGCTGGCTAACGCCACTGTTCAAGATATTGAAAAGGCACACGATTTTGTGATGAAAGCCATCTCGCTGGGCAAGGCTCAATCAGTTGTTCAAACCACCAAGGAAATCACATGACCAAATCAGACAAGATACGCGAGTACTTTCGCAAGCATCCCGACGCTACGCCAATTGGAGTGGCAAACAAGTTTGACGCGCCACGGCCCATGGTCTACAAGCTACGCAAAGAAGTGAGCGTAAAGGCGGTAGAAATGACGGAGGTTCATGCATTCAAGGAGATCTCTGTGGACGACACGCTCAACGAGCGCGCGCAAGAGTACGGTCGCTTCAAGGATAGCGCGGCACTGATGCAGGGCATCAAACGACTGCTCGCGGACCACGCAGCGCGGCACAACAAGACGTTCGCCGATGACCAGTGGGAAGCCTTGGAGATGATCGTGCACAAGATGGCGCGCATCGTTAACGGCAACCCCGACAAGATAGATTCGTGGTTAGACGTTGCCGGATATGCTACTTTGGTTGCTGACCGTTTAAAAGGTAACCCTCGTTAGTCTAAAAAACACTTGCAGGTATTTAACCGGTACCTGTACAATTAAATTCTCACCAACTAGAAAGAGAGAAAGAGATGAGCTTCAGCTTAAACATTCACCGCGTCACGGACATTGTTATCGGTCCGGTATCCGAGAGCCGGGGAGAGAGCACCGTCTACGCGGCACGGACCATAGAGATCACCACACCTGAAGGGGTGTTTGAAATCTCCCTGTACTCCACGCAATCCTCATTGGACGGGGACAAAGAACTGCTGAGGGTGCAGGCATGACCACGGACCTTGAAGCCCGCGTCTGCGGCATACCCTGCACCATCCGGGTGAGCAACTGGGACACCTACCAAAGCGCCAAGGTCCACGGACCGCCGGAGGACTGCTGCCCGGCAGAGGGCGGCAGTGGAGACTGGGAAATCCTTGACCTCAAGCGCCGCCCCGCACCGTGGCTATCCAAGAAGTTGGCCACCAGCCCCGACGAGCAATCCCGGCTCGAACAATTTATCTTTGACCAAATGGAAAACCACTATGGCAACCGCTAATGCCCGTAATTACTCACGCCGCCGCTCTAACAAGGAGTTGGATGCACAAGGCTACGCGCGCGGATGGAGCGAGGGCCGCGAGCAAGGTCGCTCGGAGAGCGAGCAAGAGCTCTTCGCGCTGCAGCGTGAGCTGGCAGGCTTGTCACTGCGCAAGCTGGCCTGGTCACGGCTCACGGGGCTTTTCAAAGCACAGCGCCATGACTTTTAAGAAATGGTGGGATCAATTGAGCACGCGCGAACAAAAACACTTGGGGCTCGAGTCTGCCAAGTTTGTCTGGGGAGAATGCCAGCAGCACACCTTGATGTCTATTGAAGAGGCGTGCAAGGCGCAGGTGGCCTATGACCAAGGCATCAAGGATGGCCGCGAGCGCTTTGAAGTGCATGTGGCCGGATGGGTGCTGTCCCCAGGCCTGCAGCCGGGCATGATCTGGATTAGCGACGCTGGGGGCGAGGGCGGTGACTTTCATATTGACGAGCTGGCCGAGGCTATCGGCAAGTTTTACAAGGAGAAGTTTTGACTTCCATATTTAAAACCTACTTCACCCAGCCGGATAAAGGAGACAGCATGAGAGTGCTTATTGCTTGTGAGTACAGCGGCACGGTACGCGACGCATTTATTAGCGAGGGACATGAGGCCGTGAGCTGTGACTTGTTGCCTAC